ATTACTCAAGACACATTTGAGAGGGGCGGGTATTACCTGCGAGGTCATCAATGGGCAGGTCCCAGTAAACAAACGAACCGAGATATTTAAAAGGTTTCAAGAAGAAATCGACCCCAAGGTACTTCTCATACAACCACAGGCTGCTGCACACGGAGTCACATTAACTGCTGCAGATACTATCATTTGGTATGCACCAGTAACATCTATAGAGACTTATTTACAGGCAAATGCACGTATTGATAGGCAGGGGCAAAAGAATAAGATGACTATTGTGCATATTAAGGGTAGTCCCGTAGAGACTAAGTTGTATCATATGTTGCAAAATAAACTTGATGTACATACAAAAATAATTGATTTGTACCGACAAGAAGTTGACAATAAAGAGTTGACATAGTAAAGTAGTAGATGTAGTATTAATTAACGGGCTCAGACCCGATATTAACAAGGAAACTAAAATGAATGATGCCGAAGCGGTAGTACAACCCGTCGCCGATATGGACAAACTGGTCAAAGTCTATATTAAAATACGTGACGCCCGTGACCAATTACGTCGTGAACTAGAAGAGAAAGAAGCTGATCTCAATGAACAGCTATCTCTGATAGAACAAGAAATACTAGAAGTCTGCAAATCAACCAATGCCGATAGCATTAAGACTAAACATGGTCTTGCTATGCGGTCGGTTAAGAGCAGATTTTGGACAAACGATTGGGAGAACTTCTATAAGTTCTTACATGAGCATGAAGCTCCCGATTTGCTTGAGAAAAGAATTCATCAGACCAATATGAAGCAGTTTTTGGAAGAGAATCCGGACTTGCATCCCGCCGGTTTAAATGTGGATCGCACATACGCTATAACTGTTAGGAGAAGCAAATGAGTAACGTCGCCTTATTTAATAACCAACTGCCCGACTATCTTAAGGAAGTCGAACTTGATGATGTAACCAAAGCCCTATCAGGTGGCGGCGGTTCACAAATTAAACGCATTGCGCTTGGCAATAATAAGTTTGTGCTTAAAGTGGATGGTACAGAAGTATCTAAGACCAACACTGGCAAGCTAGAAGTTGTTATTGTTAACGCCTCTAAGCACGTATCAAGAACTTTCTATGCTAAAGCATGGGATCCAAAAGCTGATGCTGCACCACCTGATTGCTGGTCTAATGACGGTGATAAGCCTGATGCGTCTATTAAGTCACCACAATCAGCAGCATGTGCTAACTGCCCACAAGATATTAATGGGTCAGGTCAAGGCAATACCAAAGCATGTCGTAAGAACCGCCGTATTGCAGTAGCTTTGGCGTCTGATTTAGATGGCGATGTTTATCAAATGACATTGCAATCCAAGTCTATTTTTTATGACATGAAAGACCCCGGTGATTTAGAGCACATGCCATTTAACCAATACGCTAAATACGTTGGCTCACAAGGCTACAACTTAAATAGCTTGGTTACTGAGATGCGCTTTGATGAAGACTCAACAGTTGGTAAGTTGTTCTTTAAACCGGTGCGATTCTTAGAGCGCCATGAATGGGAGCAAGCCAAGAAACTTGGTGAAACTCAAGCTGCTAAGAGCGCAGTTACTATGACAATTGCACAAGCGGACGGTATTAAACCTAAGCTAGCTGCACCAACAGCAAAGGCAGAGGTAGCCAAAGTCGAAGTTGAAGCGGAGTCAATCCCTGAGCCTAAGAAGCGTGAAGAGAAAAAAGCTGAGCCGACTGCTAAACGAGACTTGAAAGCCGTGATGAGCGGATGGTCCACTGACGAAGAAGCATGAGTCTAAGAGGTTATAGTCTCCGTCTTGTTGAAGCAATAAAAGCTGGCAACCCTCGGCACCCGGGGGTTCGCCTTGGCAAACATTGCATCGCAAAGGGTATACCAGTAACACAGATGGCTAAAAAATTTGGCGTCTCTCGTATGACCATGTACACATGGTTTACGGGTAGTGGTACCCCACGCAAAGACAAGATTGAACTAATAGAGAAAATACTAAGCAGTTAACGTCTACGGGGACAGCTAGCTCGACGGAGCGAATCGGGATATTGCCGAATCCCTTGCTGTCCTTATTTTTTCGGTGTTGAGGAACTATGGCAACAACAGATCTATTGACCGCAGTACTGGCACCCGAAGGAGAAGGGTGGTACTGCATAGTTGGCTTACGGCAGGACGGGTCAAAACCCCCTGTGCAAACATTCCACGCAACTCTCGTGGAGGTAGAAGCACAAATTGATGTGCTGTTACAAGATAAGTGCAATGTGTACTTTGCTTGCGCTAAATATAAAGACCCCAAAGAGGGTAGGATCCAACCCAATACGGGTATGATTAAAGCCTTTTGGCTAGATATTGACTGTGGTGAGGGTAAACCCTATGAAAATCAAACAGAAGGATTAAATGCACTTAAATCTTTTTGTAAGAAGATTAATATGCCTTTGCCATCTGTGGTTGATTCAGGGCGAGGTATACATGCTTATTGGAGATTAAAAACTGTAGTTGATCGTTTACAGTGGAAGCCTGTAGCTGAACGCCTTAAAGCTCTTTGTGAAGAGCATGACTTTGCTGCTGATCCATCCAGGACCGCAGATAACGCATCTATTTTACGTGTACCAGAGACTCTTAATTTTAAAGAAGATCCTCCGTTACATGTAACAATTTTGGCTATACAGCCCGAAATAGACTACGAATATGTCAAACAAACCATAGGCGTTTTAGTTGCGCCTGACTGGATGCCTCGGCAGTACAGCGAGTCTGCGTTATCTTTATTAGGTAATAAGCAAAGCCGATTTAAAACCATCATGATTAAAACCATGAATGGGCAGGGATGTGCTCAGCTTGAGAACATTGCAATAAACCAAGACACAATTGAAGAACCACTATGGAGAGCAGGCTTGTCGGTAGCGGCAGTCTGCGTAGATAGAGATGAAGCCATACATAAAATATCCGAAGCACACCCTGAGTACTCACCGGAGAACACGGAGCGTAAAGCTAATCAAACAAAGGGGCCATACACATGTCAAACATTCGAGAAGCTTAATCCTCAAGGCTGTGAAGGCTGCCAACACAAGGGCAAGATATCATCGCCGGTGCAGCTCGGATCTGAAATTGCTGCTGCGGAAGATAACATCATCGTGGAGACGACGGAGACTGGTCAAGAGGAAGTTTTCGATATACCACCGTATCCATTTCCGTATTTTAGGGGGAAGAACGGCGGCGTTTATATTGAGATTAGGGATGACGATGGGGGTAGTGACGCAATAAATATATACGAGCATGACCTGTATATTGTCAAACGCCTGCACGATCCTGCCAAAGGCGAGTCGGTTTGGATCAGACTGCACCTACCAAAAGACGGCATGAAAGAGTTTGCCATGTCAGCTACAGATGCAATGACATCAGAAAAGCTACGGGATAAGCTAGGCTACTTTGGGGTCATAGCAGCTAAAAAACAAATGGATGCGATTATGGGATACATGATTGCGTCAGCAAAAAATTTACAACATTCAATGGAGTTAGAAGTTATGAGAGATCAGTTTGGTTGGGCCGACAAGGATCAAAAGTTTATTATCGGTGAGCAAGAAGTTTCAGCAGAAAAGGTAGCGTATAGCCCACCTTCAGTAGCCACTGGTTCATTAGCCGACTATTTAAAACCAAAGGGTAGCCTTGAAGAATGGCAGCGTATAGTTAAGGTATACGACCAGCCTGGGTTTGAACCTCATGCCTTTGGCTTCTTTACCGCCTTTGGTGCCCCACTACTTAAACATCTCAAACTCAAGGGTGCGATTATTAACCTAGTAAACAATACATCAGGTACTGGTAAGTCAACTATCTTGAAGATGTGCAATAGCGTATGGGGTCATCCTGAAGAGCTTATGTTGCAGTGGAAGGACACAATGAACTCCATGATCCACCGCCTTGGGGTTATGAATAACCTACCCGTGACTATTGACGAAGTTACCAAGATGAGCGGCGACCACTTCTCAGACCTACTTTATGCTGCATCGCAAGGTAGAGGTAAGAACCGTATGAAACAGCACGAGAATGCTGAGCGTGCAAACGCTACTAAGTGGGGCACCATCTTATTAACTAGCTCCAATGCCTCCTTCTATGACAAGCTATCATCCCTTAAAGCTACCCCCGATGGCGAGTTTATGCGCCTCTTAGAATATAAGATTGAGCTTACAGGCACACTGTCTAAGCAAGAAGCCGACGAGATATTTAATGCCTTGTATGAGCACCATGGGCACGCAGGAGTTAAGTATGCCCAGTATTTAGTTACTGATTTAGAAGAAGCCATGGATCTTGTTATGCAAGTCCAGCAGCGTATTGATAAAGCCGTTGATATGAGTAACCGTGAGCGGTTCTGGTCGGCTGTAGCTGCATGTAATATTGCCGGCGCTTTAATTGCTAAGGACTTAGGGCTAATTGATTTTGATATACATAGGGTATATACCTGGATTGTTGCAGAACTCAAAGTCATGCGGCATGAAATTAAAGCCCCAACCAAGTGTGTAACTGACGCTATCAGTGAGTTTATTAACGAACATCGTGGCACCGTATTGGTAATTAATGACGAAGCCGACGGTCGTACTGGCATGGAACAACTGCCTATTGTTGAGCCTAGATGGGACAAGCTGTACATCCGCATCGAACCTGATACTAAAGAAATGTACATTAACGCCAAGCAGTTTAGGAAGTACTGCACCGAGAACCAGATTACTTTGAAAGATGTGCTGACTTCCTTGGAGGTAGATAAAGCCTACCTTGGGCTTAAAAAGAAGCGCATATCCAAGGGCACTAAGATTAAATCAGGAGCTATTGACTGCTTTGCTTTTGACCTGTCAGCTAAGGCGTTTGAAGACGAGCAACTTATTGAAATAGCACAGGATACGCCACAAGATGCTGATCCACGGTCTAAGCTTCAGAGTTAACTGGAAGAATTTCGTGGTTGGGTCATCCTTTTTTATACCTTGTTTGGATACGGAAGGGGCCCTAACTCAAGTTAAACGCACCACAAAGCGTCTTGGGTACAGGATTAAGACTCAAATTGTTGTAGAAAAGGGAATACGTGGGTTGCGAGTATGGCGGATTAGGTAGTATTATCTGGGTGTAGCCCATGGCTACTTCATTTATTTCCTTGTTGGTAACAACTTTAGCCCCGCTTCGGCGGGGTCTTTTTAGTCCTCTGGATCCCCGTAGTCGTTCATAGCTGATAGCTGCCCAATAAGCTTCTTATTAAGGGACATACCACCAGTAATCTCAGCCAAACCACGTTGTTTATATCGTGTAGTTACCGAGCGACTTAAGTTTGTGCCTGTAATAGAAACGCCTGGATTAGCAGCATTAAACTTAGTTATGGTTTCAAGCGTCTCTTCAATTAGGTCGGAATCGTTGTTATCAACTCCCATAAAGAACGCATCTAGCAAAGACTGCCTACGGTTAAGAATGTTTTGTTCCGCCGTCTTCATCTCAATATTAGACTTTTGGCGTTGGGCAAGACGCTCTGGGGAGAACCCTATAAACTGCAACCCTGCTTCGTAGCCCGAAACGTCACCTAGGAGCTCATTTCCCTTAAGGGTTGTGGCTCGCCCCTCAGAAGCCAAACGAATGCCTTTTAGAGCGTTTTTAATAACGGCTGGGGTGCCTGTTTCAAAAGCCCTTTGGATATAGCCATCGTTATATTGTTTAACTGCCTCGGCACCGTTAATAACCAAGCCTGCTGAAGGGCCTAGTAAGTTAATAAACATGTTTTGTACGGCTGTAACTTCATCAGAACTCTTACGGGTATCTCTGTACCACATGTCATTTAGGCTTAAACGGCTGGCTACGTCTGCACCAAGCGCCTGTGATACCACCCCACGGGAAATAGAGTCGCCTACAAAACCGCCAAAGGTCTCGTTACACCAGTTTTTAAACCAGTTATCAAAGTCCCACTCTTCTTCGTCATCGCCGAACACAGCTTGCATAGCGTTAATAACACCAGACACAGCCCACCATAAGGGTAAACCCGAAGCTCCAGCAAATACCGCAGTTAATCCCAAGGTACCAAGTAGCCTGTTACGAGCTTCTACTTGCATGTCCTTCATATATTGATCGACTGCTGCGTCTAATTCGGCTTCAGTTAAAGGCTCCGCATCAGGAGTATTTATCCTACGACTTCCTTTTATTTGGTCGGCTATGTCTTTGTACATGCCAAGCCTAGGATCGTTTGGATCTATCTTTGCTATTTCTTTACGCTGATCAGCTGTAAGAATGCTTCTTTGCCATTCGTACAAACTTCTAGCCAATAGGTAGGTCATTTGTTGGGCAAACTGCTTAAACTGAAGAATAACTTTAGCGTATGAACTTTGAAAATAACGTGGCTTATTCAACGTTGAGTAATCAAACATTGATTTGTAGGTTAACTCTTTGGTAACTTCAATTGCTTTATCAAATGCAGCTTTATCTGTATAGCCGTCGGCTTTAGCTTTATCGTAAGCTAAGTCAAATACGCTCATACCCACAACTTCACGGTTAAATTTTTCAGCGCCATGAAACAAACCACTTAGTACTTTCATAGCGCCCTGAGTTTTACCAGTGTATAAATTAGAAGGGGCTTCAGCCATGCCAACTATGTCGTGTGATAACGTAATGTCAAACAAACCATCAACTACAAGTTTGTCATAAGCACGCTGCTGCAGTTCAGTTAATACACCGGCTTTATTGTTTAGCGAAGGAAAAGCTACGTTGCCTTCTTTGTCTTTAAACCCAGCGCCAGCAAACTTCTTGGCAAGCGAGCTCATTTTTGCGGCAGTTTTTGCGTTACCAAATCTAGCACCTACTACAGGCAAGCCGACTGCTACGACGCCTAGCATGTTTACCAATGCTGAAGCAGGCGAAGTCATAAACCAAATAAAAGAAGCATTAGATAAAAACCCTGGTATCCCGCCAGTGTCCGTAGGATTCATTATGTATTCCATACGTTTTTCTAGCTCGGCTACATACTCAGCATCAATCTTGCCTTCTCTAGTATCTTTTTCTTTGAGCCCTTGTCTAGCCGTAGCTAAGTCATCAAACATTCCACGGCTAAATTTATAACGAGAATGCTGATAAGACATATGAAATGCCGACGATGTAAACGCACGTAGCATGTCTAGTTCCATACCAGCAACACCTTTACGGTTCATAAACATCTTACGGACGCTTTGATCTGGCAGGGTTAAAAAGTAAAGCTGCTCTAAGTTTTCTTCAATATTAGCTTTAAGCGCTTCGTTAGTTTCGCCTTTGCCTGACTTAATAATATTTTTAAGCTCTTCTAAGAACGTAAAGTCACGCATATTATCTGAGGCAAGTTCTTGTATAGAGTTACGAGCTTTGACTTCGCTACCAGTAAGTTTGCGGCCAAGGTCTTTTTCTAGTTGAGATTTACGCTCGGCTAAAAACGCATTGCGTTGTGCAGCGCTTTCAAACAAATAAAACTCTTTTTTCTTGCCATCAAAAAACTGAACCGAGAACCTACCAAAACGGCGTATTGGGAAGTACACGTCTACTTTGTGTTTAGAAAAATGCTCCCTTAATCGCTTAACTTCAGGGTTATTCTCTAATTCTGCAGTTTCTAAAGCGTACTTAGGGTCTTTAATATCTGCAGTGGTACGGTACTGCGCCTTTTTATTTTCAACGGCGTTGTTAATATAGTCGGCCAAACTCTGCTTATAAAAGTCTCGCACTTCTCTGTATATGGCCTGCCCTTCTTTGCCAATTTGTTCCCAAGCTTCATCAACCTCACGGCGTTGAGTTTTACCTTT